GTAGGGTTGTGTTAACCGTGTGGTATCCAAGTCAACAAAAAGAGTGGTGTCGATCCCCAAATCTCTAGAGAAAGCTTTATCGGCATTTATGCCGCCACCATGCCAAACTGGCCCAATAGAAGAGGAATCGCTTTGGGAAATCTGAGCCAAGTTCGACGGTGCGGTGTCAGCTGCATCATACTGAATATTGATGTAGCACACACCAGCAGTTGTGGTGGGCACCTGTGGTACGTAGAGCAACCTAATAAATTTGTACCTAAACTTTGAGTAACTTAGGGCAATGGAAGAACACCACGCCCAATTACTGGAAACCCCAGGGTTCATTGTGAACGCTGTGTTTTTGAAAGCCTCTGATCCTGCTGCATTCTGTGTTGGCATCACGCGACACAATTCATAATTTTGAACAGTCATGCAACGGCCAACACCAGCCTGCAGTGGGAGATAAGACATCTGTTTGGATATTGTTCCACCCATAGCGGTGGGAGCAAAGGCAGTACTGGTCCTGGCAACTCGACTTAGAGTGCGTGGTTGATTCTGCTTTTTATTTTTATTTTTAATTTTACGCTTGGTCATGTTGTATTGGATCCGGCACATGACATCCGGACTGTTCATCGTAGCACCCCTCACGGGGCGGAGCCGTGCAGTCTCTCGGCATTTTGTTTAGCACGTAAATATTTACAGGTTACCCCAACGTTTTGGTCCATTTAAGTGCTACGACCCAATAAAAGTTAGAACCATCCAGGTAGGTGGACTAACCGTCCTACTCTGGATATTTTGTACCGCCAATCAACATCACGGTACATCTGCTCCAAGGCCACCTGTTGGTCAGGGGTCGTGCCAAAGGCGAGGTAGAAGGAGTGGCGGGTGCGTGGTGATGGGGCATGGACGCTCCGCTTCATGCCCTTACTCAACCACGCAAGTCCACCCTCAAGCTCCACCTCAACATGACGACGTCTACTGGTCAAATGCCCACGACCACGGGTCTTCACACAAAGTGAAGCCCGACCAAGTGCGAGATAAAATTCCTGATAAACAGGGATTCCACCGCAGAGGGCTATTCCACCATTCGAGACGGCGGACAGCCAAGCTTTACAAACGCTAGGACTGTCCAACTGCTTCATTGACAAGCAATCTTTGGCTATGCTCTTTGGAAAGTTCCGGACCATAATATACCCACTATCAGTCCAGACGGGGTGAGTTTGGCAAAATTCAATATGCTCAATCTCATAGACCGGCTTCTCAACTTTCATGTTGAAACCCATTTCCAAAAACCACTCGGCTAATCCCGCACTAAACTTTGTCAAATCTTTTGACTCAATGATGACAACACAATCGTCACCATTGTTAACCAAACTTCCTTTGACACCCCTAGTACGGAGATAACAATGGACCAAAGCACACATTATAAGACAATTGCCCAATGCGGTATTAATGTCGCCACTCATACGACAACCGTCTGTCTTGTACTTAAGTTTCCCATCTTTACAATAGCCAACGACTTTATTGACCAATTGCCAACGCAACAAACGAGATAGTTCCTTATTTTGCCTATAAATACCGTTATAGACCGAATGCTCCCATTTTAAAGCGACCTGGCTAACATGTTGATCAAACCTTGAGGCATCCAACCCAATGGCCACAGGGGCCAGATAGGATTGCCACTTATCATGGATGATTCCACCAACTTGCAAGGAATTAAACCCTTTTAAGACCGTTGGTCCACCAAAAATATTGGCAATAGCCTCATATACTCGGTGTTCAATGGGTCTTAAATAACGCCCAACCTCAACATTGTACCTGGGATCCCTAGGTGAGATCACCCTAGGGTCCGGATCAGGCTTGTCATCTGAATTAATAAATTCAGCCTTAACAAAAGCTTTAACAGCAGCGTCCCTATGACAGATGCTCTGGAGTTGCAAACTGTCAACGGCCTTCTGGTATATTGCCCTCTTGCGACCCGAG